CAATAGATTCATATGGTGTAGTAAGTAGAAATCAACCGGAAAGATTAATAACTTTTGGACCGTTCATATCTTGTATAGAATGTTTAACACCGGATGATAGTGCTGGTGTTGAATCTATAATTTGTATATCTTGTGACGATGTTTATTCTGTAACGGCAACAACAGTTCCTCACGCAATTTATTTGAACAATCAAGGAAGGGCAATATCTCAGATAAACACCGTCGCAATCGGAGGATTCAACGGATTAAATAATTAATAAACTTGAAGTATTTTAAATTATAAGATATTTATAAATAAAAAACAAAATGGCAAATAGATTATTTACAGGAACAACTTGTAATAACGGATTAAGTTTTACTTTTATTACCGACGATTTAATAATAACCGCAAACCCAATAAACAGAGTTTATCAATTAGCCAATGGTGTTTGTGTTACGGTAACAAATTCTGGTAGCACAACAAATAATAATCCAACGGTAAGTATTGCTTACGGTCCTTATACCTCTTGCACACAATGTATTACACCAATTAATAGTGCCGGTGTTGAGGCCGTTATTTGTGAAAGTTGTGATGATGGTATAACAGTTAGTGCAAAAACCGCCCCTCATGCAGTTTATACAAACGCTTTTAATAGAGCAATATCACAAATTAACACTGTTGCCCTTGGTGGTTTTAACGGAATTAATAATTAAAAATTTATTAAATATTTTTTTTTTATATAAAAATTATTTATATCTTTGTCGAATAAATCAACAAGATTATGATAAAGTACATAAAAAGAAAACTGAAACGTAGAGCTGTTAAAAAACAACTTTTAAACCTACAAAACATTTACGACCACAACGACCCGGGTGCTTTAGCCGATATTAACACTTGTAAATTTTTATGTAGAAATGCTATTAAACATAGTAATACCGTATTTGAATTAACACCCATTTCTGATGAGAGAATTATTGAGAATAAGAAATTGGGTGTTTTTATTATTTTAGACGATAAAAAAATTACGGTAATTAATCACGTGTGTTATTATAGTAATATCCCTATGTCCAATAGAGATTGGAAGAAAATAACAACAATGTTTGACAACAAAGTTCAAGAGATTAGAAAAGAAAAAATCAGACGAATGAAATCTCAGGTAGAATACTCGTTAGAAAAACTTAAAAATAAAATGGTTACCAAATTAAAAACCCCCACTTTAGAGTAGGGGTTTGTTTTTTAAAACATATCTTCAAGAGTTTTTAAATGTTTCTTAACTATTTCCAAGTCACTTATATCGGAATAATCCATTCCTTGACTTTTCAAGGTTTGTATCTCTCTATGTAAATGTAATGTGAATTGTTTAACCATATTTGACATTGACGGGTAATTCTCAACCATAGGGTCTAAGTTATAAACTTTCTCAGGTAATTGTAACACATTTCCAATTTTCTTAACCCAATCCTTACCGTATTTATCAGCATCCAATTCCATTTCCCAATAAAATTTAAAGAACTCCTCAAAATCCTCAACATCACCCATATAGGAATCTTTTATATCAAATTCGCTCATTTGTTGTTCATGTCTTAATTCGTGGAATAATATATAAACAAACGATGCAAAATTAGGTAACATCTCCGGTGAACATAATATAATTGCTTTATTTGTTCTAACACCTCTAAACCCTGTATTACAAGCATTTATTATTTTTACAACATATCCTCTGTCCTGAACAAAATCTTTTATCTTATCAGAAATCAAATCATATTCCTTAATTTTATCTTCAGGAATATCTTTTCTAAACTTATTGATAACCCTTTCATAATTTGAGGTCATTTTCGGTTCATTTGGGACAATATCTTCTGAAATGGTATCTTTGGTTATCTCAATCCATTCTTTAACCGTATGAACGTTGTGTGTGTCTATATTATATTTTCCATTAACACCCTTCTCCCACATTCCAACAACTCTATTAACATTATTCTTTATATTTTTCCCTTTGCTCTTTTTATTGGTTTTATGGGAAGACTGAATAATAAAAGGAAATAACTCCGACTTTCTCCATTTTTTTAAACCTAACTCAATAGGTCCGTTATATTCACCGGCACTATTAGATGTTGAGTTTTCTTTTATTGGAACTATTTTTAAACCTTTCTTACCCGGAGTTTGATTAATACTATTACCCTCCTCATCCCCTGATGTTGAATCAGGATGTTTAGTCATATAATTAGTGATTTTTTTTGCCTTACCCTCTATTTTCTTAATCTGTTTATTAGTCTCATCCATCGAACCATCATAACTATCAAACTCTAACTCAGGACTATCGTATTTAGACACAGGTATTGTAAATGGATTCATCTCTGATTTCTTGAATTTTCTAATACCTGGTTGGAGGGGACCAACATAAGACCCTTTACTCCCACTATCACTTGTGGCCTCGTTAATCTGTATTTTGTTATTTTTATTCATATACTTATAAATATCTAAAAATATTAAAATGGAAGAACCACAATTATTTGGTAAATTATTTGAATCAATACCAATACAAACTGAAGAACATTTGGACGCAATCCTAACGACTATGACCACGGAACACGCAATATTTTACCTAACACAAGCCGTTAAATACGCATACCAATCCGGAATCTATTCATTAGGTGAATGTGAAGTAATATCTAAATCAATTAGAGTTAGTAATAAAAAAGAAAAAGAGGACTAATTGTCCTCTAATATCTTATTCGACTTACGAATATTCTCCTCACCCCACATCGGTTGAAGGTTATCTAAACACCAACATTTCATAAATTCTTCGTCACCCATCTCCTGAATATCAAAAGATGTGATTGGTAACTTGTGGTCAACGTGCCAAATTCCATAGTTATCCCAAGTCATATCCGGCACAAATTGTTTCTCTAAATGATTAATCAATTCCTCAGGAGTATATTGTAGAACATCAAAGTAATGTCCGTACTTATCCACGTTACTCTCTTTTAATACTGTGTATATTGCAGTTCTGAAATTACTTATTAGTTTATAGAGGGGGTCTCTTGCTTTCCGATTTCTTTCGTAATCGCGTTTGATTTGTCTAATTTTATCAACATTATTTTCTCGGTATTCTTTTATATATTTTTTTAAATGTTCTTTATTTTGTTCCGACCATATTTTGTGATATTCTAATTTTTTTTCTTTATGTTTAAGATAAGTTCGTTTATCCGAGGCTTTTTTACCACCAAGAAATCTTCTACCGGATGGTCCCATAACAACACCATTTTCTTTTAATATTCTTAAAATTGTTGGTTTACTAATTCCTGTTTTTTCAGAAATGGTGTGTGACCCTAATAGGTCTTCATTATACATTTTAAGTATATTATTTAATTCTTCTTTTGTTGGTATAAATTTTTTCATATAATATAAATACACAACAATCATACCAAAAAACCTATTATTCAAAATAAAGATAAAAAAAAAAGGGACATATAGTCCCTTTTTGTTAAATATTTTAAGATTTTGATTATCTTAATTCATTTAAATCGAATGTTCTAACACCATCAACGGTAATTTTCCCGTAAAATCTGTTGTTGACCATTTTTTTCGCGTATCTCGTCATTATACCTTTGATAGGTGTAAAGTTGAACGGATTGTACATTGTTGGAGTTAATTGTAACGGTACGTATGGTGCGTAGATGTAACCTGTGTCTAACAATGATGTTCCTTTGTGTCCTACTAACACTGTGTTAGCTGGGAAGTAAGGGTCACGGTAAACTTGGTAACGACCTGCCAATGTACCAACTCTTTCAATACCCATATTGTATTGGTCTTGCTCCGGAGACGCGTTAGATACGTGGAAGTATTCTAAATCGTCAAAGATAGCAGAAACTTCAGAAGAAACCACAATCCAGTTAGCACCACCTCTTAAAGTAGATTTGTGGATTTGAGCAGATAATTGGTTAATCGCAGTGATTAACGTTTGGTTCCAATCTTTTTGAGTGTAGTTAGTCGTGTTTGCGATTCTTCTCCATCCGTTGTAATCCCAACGTAATGTCCAAGCCGCACCTTTACGTAAATCACGTAAAATTTCACGGTCGATTTCAGCGGCAACTTGTTCAGATAATAAAGCTGTTAATTCAGCTTCAGCATCGATGTTGTGGAAAGCCGCAACGTCTTGAGCTAACTCAGGAGACCATTGTGCTCTTAATTTTCTTTCAGTAACAGATACTGTAACAGAATCTAAGTCGAAAGAAACCTCACCGATTTTATCTTCAAATTCTAATTCTTCGTAACGTCTGAAAGCCGCTTGAATAGGTGCGTTAGCTGCTGTACCCGTCCAAGCCGACAAAGTAAGAGTACTTCCTGTATAACCATCTAAAGTTCCTGCACCACATCCAGCACAAACCGGTTGTTGAGCATCAACTTCTAAATAGATAACACCTACTGAGTCACAAATATTTTTAAATGAACCTCCGTTACCATTTGTTGGCCAAGTCGTATTAAATGTATCACCATATTGTGCAATTCCTTGTCCATATTTTTGAGTTACAACTCTAAACAATAAATTACTAAATGTTGTTGTTCCTAAGTTAGATGCAACAACTGAGTTAGTAGTAAATAATCTAAGACCTGATAAGAATTCTTCAGTATCTATTTCTTGACCATTTGGTCCGATTAATTTTCCTTCACCCGTTTGTGAGAAACCTGACATCGCAACTAAGACTTTTCTGGTTTCACCACTGTATGATGCCGGTGCTAACGCTCCATTTTGCCAAGTTACAGTAACACAAGATGCTGTAACCGCTGACCATCTACCTTTAGAGTAATCGAATAATCCTTCAGGGTTTAAACCTGGTTCAGAACCTTCGTAGAATAAATCATAAAGATTTTTTTGGTAAGCTCCCGCTCCATTTCCATAACCTTGGTTTGCACCGTTGTTAGCCGGAGAATAATTACCCGGAGAACCAATTGGTGCATAATGTTCACCTGATTGGTCAGCAGAACCACCATTATATCCTTGGATTTTTGGTACAAAGAAGAATAACTTACCAATTGGTAAATTCATCGCTTGTACAGATACGATTTCATTCGCAAGTAATTTAGAGAATACTCTTCTTACGATTGGAAAAACTACTGTTTCGAACGCTCCGTTAGAACCTTCACCTGTAGCTTCGTTTATCAAGAAAGACGCTTGGTTCTCATATAACTGAGCTACGTTTTCTCTCATATGTCCTTTAAGACCTTCTAGGAATCCTAATTTA